TTATCATCGGAGCAATGATTCTGTGAGCAAACTAACCCTAGAACTCGATGATCGGGACATGGATATTGATTCGCTGCTCGACATCGTGCGAACCCAAGAACAGATCTTGGAAACCCTTGAGCAGATCCTTCAGACGCTCAATAAGACCAGTGCATCGGGGTAGTCTCACGCAAATCAACGTGAACGAAAGTTTTGGCAGTGCCAATGCCCCGGAATCCCATCCTAAGCGCATGTTTAACAATAATGAACCTCTGCGCTCCACCACTCACGGCGATGTCAGCCGCAATCCCGAGGCAGTGCTGACCGGGCTGAGACTTGTTTATTTCGGCGCTGTGGCTCGGATCACGATACCCTGACGTTATCACGAACGGAAATCCGCAAGCGTCTCTGAGGTCATCTAGGGCGTGTACAAACGACTCTTGGATCAGGTTGTTGCCGGTTTCTTTGCAGGCGAACTCTGACAGGTCATTTTTAAAATATCGAAGCTTCATTTGTTCCGATTAACCCCTGAATGTTTTTCAAAGGTCCGCAGCCCACCCAAGCCCAACATGCCAAGCAAAACCGGCATCATGGTCTCCAGAGGTATCAGGGGCACTTCAATCTCGGACCCGGCAAGTGCGAGTACAAAGTTTGCAAAGGGTATGGTGATAAAGTTTCCAAACATACCAAGTACACAAACCCAGCCAACAGCAGGACGCCAACCAGATACAAACAAAGACTTATGAGCCGCCTCAACCTTGTTCACCTCCAACTGTTCGCGTGACAGTTCTCTAGCGTGATTTTTAGCCATTGTAGCAACTTCGTGCGCTAGGAGTGCCTTTTGGTCCTTGTCCTCAATAAACTTGTCTAGAAGGCCCGTAACTGGCCCTATAAGCTTGTCAAGCATCATTTATTCCGGTTATTCCAAAGCTCAAACAGTGTGCGGATCTTCTCCTTAATCTGCTCAATGTCTGCATGCATTTTTGCAAGCACAATCACGAGGGTCACGAACGCAACCGCTATGGGCCAGATCGTACCAATTGCCTCAAGTGCATCCATTTCATTCTGCTAGTTTAGCAGCGAACCCCGTCCAGACCGCGATGCACAGCCCAACCGCGACCGTACCGACGATTGCCATCATGCTGTGATCAGCAGCCCGGCGCATCTTCCGACCAAACCGCAGATCCTCTCGAAACTCCTCGATGGACTCGGGCTTGTCAATGTCCACGCCTAAGATGGCAAAGACCTTCTTGACAGCCCGATCAGCAGCGTCCTGCTCAGTCATTACAACCCTTGACCGGGCGTGATGTAAACCGTAGCAGTACCAGAGGTTGATTTGCCAGTGAAGAAGGCGTCAGGACTGAATCTCAAGACTTCATCAGTGCCCGGGAGCAAAGGAATCGAGGTAGCTACCGCGCCAGCATTAGCAATCGCATCAACAGAGGTTGAACCAACGCCCAGAAACACCGTGACGGTGCTGTCGTTGATGATCCTGAACTGACCGGCGCTAGTGTTCGTCGTGGGGTGAACGGGTGCCTGTAGCGCCGTAGGAGGCGTAGGAGTTGCCGCCGCGAAGGTGATCGTGTCACCTAACGGACCAAATGGGATTTGTGAACTACTAGCCATTATTCTTCTCCTTGTTGAGCCGCCGCGTATGCAGCCTGTGACTCAGCCGTAAATACAGCTTGTACGATTGCCAACACATCTGGCTCTTCGTTCAAAAAATCATCGCCCGGTGTTACCACTCGACGGTGAAAGTTGCGTGAGATCTCTACGTCATCACGCTTGATGATCGTTGCGGTACGAACTTGGATTACTGGATACCCAGCAGCCAGTTGTATTACTTCGATCTTGTCGTTTAATGTTACTTCTGAAAGTGCCATTTTATCTCCTTGGTTTGGACTGTCCACCCGTTATAGGGTACTGATAATAAATCCGTATAATTCTTCGTATCTTATACCGAGCCTAGTCTGCTCTACACCATCATTATCCGTCCAAGTATCTGAACAGAACACACCGTAATGATGAGCGTCTAATCCTTCAGCCTCGAATGCAGACTTTACTTCTTGAGCAATAACGCCGACATGAATTCTAGCGGCATCGCCTTTAGATTCTACAGCAGAGTTAAACTTGAAGGCTTTAATCAAACCTTTTAGCCTAACTGCCACAGCTTGCTCGTTGCTAGTTAGACTTCTAATTTGTTGTTTTTCATTTTGATCAGAGGTGTTTATTGTTGGTGCTACAGCAAAAACTTCTGACCATCTAAAACTTGCTGTACCAAGACTGTAAGGAGTGTCTACAATTGGATAAACTGTCTTGGTTCTTGTATCTCCATCAATCTCAATACCAGTAGCGTTTATTTCCAATCTTTTTGTGCCAGAAGAAGTTAAGCCGATTTCCCCGTTTGCTGGGAAATATATTCCGGTGCCTGTTTGATTACGATCATAAACAACTGGAGCAGATACAGTACCTTGAGCCATTATCTGTAAGTTATAAAGATTAGCTTGTCGAATGTTTGAAGATGCTTGAGAAGCTCCTGCTCCGTTAAAGATACTACAACCTGATGTCGCGTTATTGGTTCCAATGGTTATGACATTAAAGGCCCCTTGGATTTGCGTATTAGTAGTGTTGGCACTTATCTCGTACCCAGTGATGACTGTCGATATTCCGGGAGCAGGTTCCGTTAAAAAGTTAGTGATCTGGTTGTATGCGGTATAGCCTTCAATCCGAAGTGTTGTTGCGTTAGCAGGGTAAGATCTACCATCAAAGAATGTACGAGAGGCATATCCTGGCGTGTTGTCATACGCCAAACCAAGTGTGTCCACAAAGTGATTAACTAAAAGATTTTCTGCGGCAGTGTTATCTACAACCATGCCTCCCGCGCTTGTCCAATTGTAACCATAACGAGCGCCATAATTTTCAGATATATGCGGAGAAAAAATATAAAGACCAGACTGGCCACATTTCCAATACAAAATGTCAGAAATAAAGTTAGCGTTTATTGTTCCCGCTAACGTCAGACCCTCTTTAACATCTTGAATAAAGATATTCTTAATGTTGTTATAATAATTTATGCTGCTCGTTGTCCAGCAAGCGTTACTGAAAATCATCAAGCCAACAGTGTATTGTTGTTCAAACGCACCTACAGCACCAAAACTATCATTACCAAGAATCTTTAAGTCTTTAATGGTGTTATATTCTATTGAGTCTACGGTGGTATTATCGCCATGACCTAGCAATACGACACCTTGCGTAGACGCAGAAGCCGTTTTGATAACGCTATCCCATCCTTCGCCTTTTAGTGTTGAATAAGAGCAAGTCATGCGTATGGCTGTGCCTACGGTAGAAGAAATGGTAGCGCCAGATCTAAGATAGACAGTTGTATTATCAGGGATAGTCAAAGTAGCCGTGATTTTATAAGTGCCAGCAGGAAGCTCTAATGTAGTGGATGAATTAATAGCAGATTGAATGGCCGTAGTATCATCAGCTATGCCATCTCCTACAGCTCCAAAATCTAACACATTAGACACAGACCCTTTGATCATTCGGTTGTGAGTTTTTGTTAGGGACATAATGTAATTCCTTAGCGGTTTACGCCATACCAGTTAAATACTTACGATGTTCTATATGTAAAGGAACCGGATATAGTTACACCAACAACATCATCGCCCCTTGCGTAAGATCCAGCACCGGATGCGGCATTATCTGTAAAACATATTAATGAATCTGACCCGCCTTGAACGGAAAGATTAAAACTCGCACTGTTGGGATTTTGAATCCACACACGACCAATATTAAGACCATCATTTGCACAATTGAATGGAATACCTGATAAGCGCACGAAATAATCAGCTACGCTAATGCCACTAGCAACATTTAATTCAAAATCTACACAAACTGTATTGCCAATTTTTGTATATTTTCCTGATTGAGTACCATAAACAATACCAGTCCCGCCAATATCAAATGCAAAAGCCGGTGTCCAAGTACCCTCCTCGTAATCATCGAGCAGCTCAGAGGTGCCAGTGCCAGCGGTAGCAGAGAAGTCGATGCCTTTGCCAGAGGTGCCTATTACTAGGTTGCCAGCTAAAACTTTAACATTACCGCTAGTATCAATTTCTAAAGTATTAGTCGTGGTAGAGCCATTATTTGCGCGCAATCTTAGCGTACCGTTATTCGATCCATTCCTAACAGTCATGGAGCCAATGCCGCCTGATTCTTCAAAATAAAGCTCTTGATTAGTTCCGTCAGAATCAATCATTTTTAATCGAGGCAAGGTATCAGTCATGGTAAAGTCACCATTCTGTACAAACAAATTACCGTCAATAGTTGCTGTGCCAGTGACATCTAAATTGACAAAGTTACCATCCGCACCACCCTCAACGCGCTGCCATACGGACCCGTTAAATGCTGCCCAATCGCCTACGCCCCAGTTGGTAATGCCATCTAAGTCAGTGGTCCCATCAACCGACACAACGTAGTAATCGCCCTGTGTGCCTACACCAGAGGCGAGTGTCGGGGTGTTCGTGGATGCGTCCCAAGTGCCCTTGTAATTCAACGCGCCTAACGCATTTGCAACTGAAGAAACTGTCTTTAACATTTTATTTGCCTCAAATATTTACATCGTTAAATGTTGGGTTGCGGCCGAACACACCGCCTAATTGTTTAATGGTCATTTTTGTTCCTTAAGTTTGGGTGCCAACTACTGTGCCGTCTGTACTGTTTGCGGGCGCGCCATTGTTAATTCTTAAATTTCCAGATCCATCTACCCACAGATAATAATTTCCAAGCCTCAAAGCGCCGCTATTCCATGCTCCAAGTAATTTGACGCTGTTATCACTGTCATCAATCAAAAGAGATGCTGGGTTTCCTGCGCTATTTTGTGCAATGAAAAACTGATTCGCATTAGCGTCATCACTATCGCCTCTGCCAACAAACCATTTATCCGTGCCGCCTGCTTGCAAGGCTAATGCAAGTCTTCGATTAGCCGGAGCATTGTAAGTTGGAAAAAAGTTTGTAAAGCCATTCAGTGATGGTGCGGTTATTGTGCCGCGATATGCTGTAAAGCCTTCCTCCGGATCAAATAATCCGGTATCAGTATTTACTCTTACAATCCTAGTATCTGCCTCAATCCTGCTTGCATTGAGATAACACGCCCTAACATTTGCTTGAAGGTTAATGCCTTCTTTGTATTTCGCCGGGCCTCCTTGATTATAAGTTCTTGTGTTATTTACGCTCACATCGCCATATGTGTCCGCGTAGATAAATTTTGTAGTGTCGCCGCCAGTCGATGCGCTGGCGTATGTATTGCTTACGTTAAGGTTTATGCCTCTAGTGGCCGCTCCATGCGCCCAGTAAATATCCGCATGGTATGCATTGGCCTGATTATTGCCTTCGAAATATCCGTTAGTGATATTGACTGAATCAACATCAATAGCCTTAATTCCATTTTGTTGTGCGCGCTGAATATGATTGCCTTCTAGTACAGTATGAACTGTTGGCCAAGTCGGGCTTTTAGTTATATAAAGATTATTTTCCCCGCCATTGTCTATTCGAGTATTTGAGATATATACGGCTGTAGGGTTTTCATACTCTATATTGTTGGCGATAGATGAATCAAAATGACAATGTTCAATGTAGACAGTCCAGCTATCTAGCGCCTTAAAGTTCACATTGCAATTCGTAACAATAACGCCTTCAAGTTTTACATTGTAAATTGCATCATTGAGATAGATTCCGTATGTAGTACCTGCTCCAGCACCATAAATCTCTATCTCTTTGATTTGTATATTAGTGTTTGACGTTACGCCTGTATCCGTTGTGATACATGGCACTGATCCGCCACCATGAATAATTTTTACAACACTAGAGGAATTGCCAAACAGCGATACCCCTCTGCTAATAGTTAAAGAGCTTCCCGATGCAATCTTGTATTGACCGGCGGGGAAAAATACCGTTGCAGTGACAAGAGGATATCTATTATCCGCATTGATTTGAGTTTTTGCGTAATCAATAGCCGCCTGAATAGCCGCAGTGTCATCCGTCACACCATCACCGACAGCACCGAAGTCTTTGACCGATACTGATTCTTGTAGCTTGTCCTGAACGCTTCGATTAACCGCTCCGGTCCCGCCCTGATTGTAGCTAACATTCGAAGCGTCAGTGGTGCCCAAGGATGAAATTGAAAACGTGACCACCTCAATCGTGCTGAGGTTAGGCGGTGCCGCGCTAAAGTTAATCGTGGCCCCTGAGAGCGTGTAGGTGTCCTTCTGCTGGTAAACGCCGTCGATGTATATCTGCGTGTTGTTTTCAGCGACCGGGGCCGTGGCAAGGTTAAACGCCGTCTGTGCGCCGGTGCCGGTGAAGTTTTCAACCGAGACTGTGCCCGGTACGGCAGGAACCCAAACGGTGCCGGTCCAAACCTTTAATTCGTTGACTACAGTGTTGAAGTACAAATCACCAGTCTGTAGCGGTGTGCCGTCATTCCTAGCGATAGGATCGGTGGCGTGAGCGCCCTGATACTGCGTAATTTCCTCAACATTGTTGGTGACGTTCGTAATCACCGCGCTAGGCGCGTTGTAGACCGTTACAAGGTTCTTGTTCTGTACCAGAATGGAGTAAGCAGCCCCGGTGTAAACCGCCGCTGGTGAGCCGTCACGGACCACATAGCCGCCTGACGTTCTCAGGGGTTGGTCAGCAGGAATCCGAAAGTCCTTGTCCCAAAACGCGGTGGTAGGGGCCGTGATCGGGTCTTGGTACTCTAGCCCAATGTAAACGTAGCCATCATTAAGCGGCGACCCGTCAGTGTCCGCAAACGTGGGGTATCCGGGTGTTATGCTAATTGCGGTCATTCTTTGGCTCCTTCAGAGCGTCTCTAATCCAAGTTTACGATTTTTTATCTGCTCAATCGATTGTTTTATTATTCGGCTACTTCACTTCCGGTTGGCTCTTGCTCCTGCCTTCTGAGGATCTCCTCGATGGCCCTGATGGCGTTTTCTTCGTTTATGCCTCTAACGGCCTCGCCTAACTTGCCAACAAGCATTACGGCCTTCTCAGCGGCGCTACTGCGCGCAAAATCAGAACCCTTTTGCAATGCCTGCTCGATTTGACCCTTGAATGATCCCGGGGCTACTGCGCCGAACATTCGATCAATTTCGTTAACAAAAATAATCTGGTTAATCAAGTCATCTTTGATTTGTAAGCCGTATTTTTTAGCAATCGTTTCAACCCTGTCTATCGAGTCTATTATTGTATTTCTTGACCCGTAGTTACTTAAAACCTTTCTTAGCGCAGTGCCAAATGCTTCGCCTGCCCGGTCGCTTTCAAAGTTTACCTTCTTGCCAACAGCTTCCTGAATATCGTCTAGCGCCTGCAATGATTCACTGAACCGAGTGTTTGCCTCTCGGTACTGAGGGAACGTATCACCTAACGCTGTGTTTAGGTTTCGACGCAATTTTTTAACAACCCTCTCGGCCTGCTGCGTTAACGGATTGGCCCGTCTTTTACCGTAATCAACCTGCGTATCAATGTACCTTTTAGCTGTATGCACACCATAGGCATCAGGCACATCAGTGTCACCTAATCTTTCAAGGACTCGGTTTAACAGGGTTGATCCTGCCCGGTCGCCTTCAATGTCTGAGCCTTTCAAGTTAACTTTAAACTTGCCATTAGGACCGCGCTCTACAGAAACACCTATATCAGCCAAGTCACTAATGAACTGTGACATTGGTTGATCAAAATTAACGGGCTGTCCTCTAAGCTGAGTCTGGGCAATCCTATCGACCTGTTTACCGCTTTCTTTTCGTACATTGATCAGGAAATTGACACGCGACATCATTGAGTCGCCAAGAACCCCTGACGGCCTATTCTTAGCAGCGAAGGCGGCGCGCTTCTTGCCCAGCTTTAAAATGTTAAGCATCTTTTGCATCTGACGCTTGTCAAGATTACTAGACGCCTTTATTGACCCCAAAACCGCTGGATCAAATCCCTGCTTGATTGCTTCAGTTGCTTGAGGGTCTGACTGCACTCGGTCGTTAACAAGTCGGAACTCAACAACCTCTGAGCTGTCAGGCTGACTCTTCAGCGTGTCTCTAGTCTGTTGCGTTCTGCGCTGCTGCATCGCCTCAATGTTAGCGGCTACAGCTTCGCCAGCTCTTCTAACTGGCTCCATTGTTCTTGTCGCAGCGGCGGCTACTGGCTGAATAACGCCCTGCTGTACTGCTTGTCGAACGGGTTGCGGGACCATTACGTCCATAGCCTCTCGACCAGTTTCTTGAATCAGTTGACCACCCATTCTTTGAACAGCGGGTCGCCCACCAGCCCTAGCAGCTTGAGCCGCACCCGCCAATCCAGCACGAATCGCACCGGCCTCAGCCGCGAGTGGAGCCATTGCAGGCAACTGACCTAAAACGTCTGCGGTCTCCTGAACGTATTCCTGACCGACTTGAGTTCTTGGCATGTAAGTCGCTTCACCAGCGCGGCCCATAGCCTTTTCCTGAATCATTTGAGCGGCCTGTGGCGTACCAAACTCACCGGAAAGTATTTGTTCAGCAAGACCCTCTAAGGTTCCCCGAACCATACCGCCAGCGCCAACGGTAGCGCCTGAAGCCAAGGTCATTAAGACCTCTGCCGCACCAATTAGCTTGTCTTGAAGCGCGGGGTCAACTTGTGGCTCAGGAGGCGGTGGCATGATCGGACGCCCGTATGCGTCAAGCATAGGAATCTCGGATTCAGCAGCCATCATCTGCTCTTCTAAGGTGCCACCTGTAACGCCAGAAGGCTCAGGCGGAAAAACTTCATCGCCCCTCATCAGCGGAGTTGCGGCAGGACCAACGTCACCAGCTACCATTCCGGACTGCGCCCGAATATCCTGAACTCTTTGTTTTAAAATTTCAGAATCTTGAGGTATGTCATCCGGTATGTTGTTTATCTTTATACCGTCTTTCGTAACGATAGAATATGGCATTAAAAGTCCACCTCTATAACCGTATCAGTTGTTACAGTTCCGTCTGCTGACATCGTTGACCTTTGATCAAAAACTTCTTCGCCAGACATCAAAGGCGTTCTGGGAGCGCCAGCGGCTACAGATTGTATCTGCGACATATCACCATACTTGTCTTTAATTAAGGCTTGGTTATCAACGGCTAACCTCTGAATCTCAAGCAAATTATCATAAAACCTTTGGGGGCTTTGCCTTAACTCTAAACTACGCATCGCAGTTTCTAATTTGGCACCCTCTCGGTCGGACAATGGGCCAGTGCCGCGCATCAACGCAACCTTGTCCAAGTAAATCTTGGATTTCAAGGTATTGATCATGGCCTCAAAGTTAACATTTGCTTGCTGAACGGTTGGCAATGCCCCAGCGTAAGATCCAGTCGTTTCGTGAAGCGCAGATCCTGTATCTTTAGGATCGCCACCAGCCTTTATAATTTTGTCAATAAACCCTATCAAATCTTCTGAGCCAGACATTGCGTTGCTGACATCGTTGACCTTGGTCTGAGCCTTCTCCTGCGCCGCGTCTTTCAGGTTTGCAATTTCTAGCTCTAGCTTCTCAGCGGCCCGGGCATTGCCAGCGCGCTCTGCTAAGTTTAACTGACCCTGCCGCTTTGCGATCTGCTGCAACGGTCCGCGTATCTCTGAGTCATCAGCGACCATTGCCATAATGTCAACGCCAGCCTCTGCAAGACCTTTAAAGCCTTCAAACTCCTGAAATCTAACCTTGTCTGCAAGCTCTTTAATTTTTCCGGGCTGTAATTGCGCCGCCCTAGCCTCTTCGCCTCTAGTCTTCATCGTGGCGAAGTAGTCTTTACCGCCGGGTAGCGCAGCGATCCTTGTGGCTACCATCAGCTCGGCTCCCTCAGGATTCGTTCGAGCAATCTCTCTTGCGTCTGACCACATTTTGTTTAATCCGGGATTGCCTTTTGTGGCCTGAATCCTTCTATCCAAAATTTGATCAAGAATTTCAAAGTCAGTTTCACCTGCCAACACATTTCGTAGTGCAGAATGAATCTGCGTGGCGTCTGTAAAAGCACTCTGCTGCTGTTGTTCAGAAAGCATATCAAATGATTTTTGTGCCATATCTGCGAATGGCTTGTTATACATACTAATCTGTAAAATTTGATCGTAGGACCTTTGGTCGGCAGGCGTCTCAAAATACTCCATTGCCAGCCGGTTGCCTTCTTCTTGCATTTTTGCCGCTTGTTCTCTAGCCGCCGCTTGTTCTAATACAATTCTTTGATCAGCTCCAACCCTAAAAGCTTGATTAAAAGCCTGCATTGGATTTGGTACGTTTAGCCTATAGTCGTATGGTTGTGCCATTGTCAATTACCTTTTCTAAAATCCTAAATATTCTTTGACCGACTGATCCGCGCCTCTGGCCGATTGTAGAATTTGACCCGGCATTAAAGCTAACTGGTTTAAAGCCGTACCCTGACCCAGCGCAGCACCAGCTCTAGCCTGACCCTGCTGACCGTACAAGTTAGCGATGTTTCCTGCCGTCTGCTGACCATATCCAGCCTGACCGGC